AGGATTATCACAGGAAATAAAAAAACTTAGAGAATCAAAAATTGAAATTAAAGAACTTGATGAGATAGAAAAAATTTATGAAGAGCTATTTCAATTATTAGGAAGTAAGTTAGGAAAAACAGAAAGGAAAAGATATATAAAACTTAGGGAAATGATAGAAAGTTATCTTTTTATTTTAGCTATTAAAAAATATACGGAGATTTAAAAATGAAGTTATACGAAATATCTAGAGAGTACAGGGAAGCGTTAGAGCATTTAGAGGAGGTTTGCGACGATAGGGAGACGATAGATAACACTCTATCGTCTATAGTGGGTTCTTTCGAGGATAAGGCGAAAAATATCGTATTTCACATGCAAAACATTGAGTCAGAAATATTAGCCCTTCAGGAGCATAAAAATGACATTGATAGCCGTCTTAAAAAGAAATTAACGCAACAGGCAAATTTTAGAGATTATCTTAAATTTAATATGCAATCTTGCAATATCACTAAGATTAAATCGCCATTCTTTGACATATCGCTGTCAGACGCTCAGCCGGCTTTAGAGATTGAGGATGATGAGAATATACCGGCAGAATATTTTAGAGAGGTTAAAGAGATTGTTCTTGACAAAGCAAGGCTTAAGCAAGATATTAAAAACGGCTTAGAAGTAAAGGGCGTTTATCTGCGAGAAGGTAAACGACTTTTAATCAGATGTAGTTAAACTTAAATTAGGAGATAGATAAATGTTAATAGATTTAGATAAGCTTAAAGAGAATGAATATATACACGTAAAGCATTTTAACAGCGCAGAATATGAAGGTAAATTTTTATTTATAGATAAAGATAAAAATTATCTTCATATGATACAGAATTTGCGAAATTCTTCAGAAAAAATAACGTTAGATATTAACGATCTTGTTTCTATTGATTATAAAAAATAAAACAAACGCCCCGTAATTTGGGGCGTTTTTCCTAAATAGTATTATAGCATAAAAATTATGGGGATGAAATGAGTAAGACAGAATTTGAAGAAATTATAAATTACTGTAAAGATTTAATTAAAAAGCATGGGTTAGAACCTTATGACACATCTAATCAAGGCAGTTTAAGGTATATCAAGCCTCACATAATTCATAAATTAGGGGATAAGTCTTTTTACTTTTATGAAAATTCTATGGGTAAAAGAGTTTGTGTCATTGGTGATAATAAATCTGGAATCCCTCCATTTTTTAATACAAGTATTATATTTTAAGGTTGATAAAATGAGATACAGAAAAATAGATGTTAGAATATGGGATGATGAAAAAATACAAAACCTTTCCAATAATGGTCGGCTTTTGTTTATATATTTACTAACAAACAAATTTACAAATGCAGTTCCTGGATTATACAAGATCGGTTTTGGATCAATTTGTGACGAGCTTGGGTTAAATATTAGAAATTTACGTAAAGCATTTGATGAAGGATTAAATCAAAATTTGTTCGAGTATGATGAAAATAAAAAATTAATTTTTATTAAAAGCGTTATTAAATATGATACTAATTTTAGTGTTACTGTTATAAAAGGCTGGCAATCTCATTGGAATGAAATACCGACGTGCGAATTAAAGAATAAAGCCGGTGATTATCTTTTTGAAATTTTAAAAAATATTATTGTTAAAGATAATAAGGGGATAGACCAAAACTTGGGTGAAGTTTTTACTACAATAGTAAGGGGTATAGGTGGGGGTATAGGTGGGGGTATGGTATCTCAAGAGACAAGAGACAAGAGACAAGAGACAAGAGACAAGAGACAAGAGACAAGAGACAAGAGACAAGAGACAAGAGACAAGAGACAAGATATAAAACCCCCTAACCCCCTTGTCGAATTAAAAAAAACAATTCGACCACGTGATGAACGAATCGAAACAATTTTTAATTTTTGGAGAGAAAAATTTCATCACCCAAATGCAAAACTAGATAAAAAAAGAAGGCAAGTTATTTCAGAAGCTTTGAAAATGGGTTATGATGTTGATAAGCTATGCAACGCAATCACGGGATGTTCATACACGCCGCACAACATTGGGGAGAATGATCGCGGACAAAAATACGATGGGCTTGGGATAATATTTAAAAATGCAGATCAGATTGATAGATTTATTGGAAATTTTCATAACCCGCCTCGGCTGAAAAATCCTGCTAATAATCTTACTAGTTTTAATATTTCTTCTGCTGAAAATTGGTTAATGAAACAAGAAAAAGGTGAAACATATGAACAATAATGACAAGCAAGAATTCTTAAAAGTTTTGATAGGCTTGGGTGAGTTATATGCAAAAAATATCAGTGAATCTTTAATTGAAATTTACTGGTCTTCATTAGAAAAATTTGATTTTAAATCCGTAAAATCTGCTATTAAAACACATGTAAATAATCCTGATTGTGGGCAATTTTTTCCAAAGCCGGCGGATGTTGTGCGTTACATTGAAGGGAGCACAAAAACGCAAGGATTGCAGGCATGGACTAAGGTTCGCCATGCTGTACAACGTATCGGGCATAGTTCTACAGTAATTTTTGATGATGCGATTATTCACGCAGTTATTTCAGATATGGGCGGATGGCAAGAGTTATGCGGAATGCTTGAAAAAGAAGTCCCGTTTAAATCGGCTGAATTTGAAAAAAGGTATTCGGCTTATGTGATAAATCCTCCTATAAACTACCCAAAAAGGCTTATAGGCGAGCATGAACAAAGAAATAGCGCAAATGGATTTATTAAACCTGATAATAATAATTTAATGCATTTAATTGCGCCAACAGTAATTATAGGAGATGAGAAAAAAGCATTAGAGGTTCAAAGATTAGGCAGTGATGGCGGGTTAAAATATCGTCAGATTTCTTCGCCGGTAGATGATTTAAAGTTAGATAAACCTAAAATGTTTATAGGTTTTCATTCTAGGGATTTAATGAAGAATATCAGCAAAAACGATAACCTAAAATCGGCGGTTTCTTTAACTTAAGAGAAGGAGAAAAAAAGATGAAGCTAAAAGAATATTCATTGAATAATGTGATATTGATTATTTCTTGCAGTTTAATGATGTCTTTAATCACAAGCTTTTGTTTATTTCTGATTCAAAAATATGTTGGGCCTTCTTTCGAGAATAGGTTTTTCACATATTTTTTCTTTATATCGCTGATAATTTTTGTGATCGCTAGTCATTTTAAATTGGAAAAAAATAATTTATGAAAAATTTAAATGTTAAAAAAAATAATGATTGGTCAGATTTGGAAACATTTGAACATACTGGAGTAAAAATTAAAATCCCATATGTAACTATAAGCAAAAGAAAAACAATCACATTAAGTAAGGGATTCTGTCATTATTCGAAAAATAAAATTTTAGATATGACTCACGTTATACTTTCATTTTCAAAATTAAAAAACGCAATAGTATTTAATTTTATAAAAAATTCAGAAACACTGGGCGCAACAAAAATGACAAGAAAAGGGAATGTATCTATTTCAGCAAGCGCATTTTTTAATTATTATTTTATGGATATTTCAAAAATTTCAGGGAAGTACATCGCAAAATTAGAAAATATACCTAATAATGGAGAATATTGGGTGATTTATTTAAATAAAAATAATTTATGATTAATCCTAATGAGCATGAAATACAATCAGCGATTGTTGATTGGTCAAAGCTTAAAAAGCATAATAATCTAACTGTATTTGATTACTTGATTAAAATCCCTAACGAGGCAAAGCGTTCCTATGCCTTAGCCGCTAGATTAAAAAAAGAGGGGCTTAAGGCGGGCGTATCTGATTTGTTCTTGGCATTGCCAAGTAATGGCTATTTTGGGCTATGGTTAGAGATTAAGGCAAAGCGTGGTCGTGTAACTGAAGCGCAAGCGAAGTTTATCGATAAAATGGTATGTGTGGGTTATGTTGGAAAAGTCGCCTATAGCGCAGAACAAGCAATAAATATGATTGATGATTACTTAGGGGATAAGTAGGGATGAGTAAAGAAATAAAAAATAAGAGAAAGTATAAAAAATTTGTTGAATTTAAAAAGCCTTTAACTTGGCGTGAATTGGTAGAAGATAGTAATAAATTAGATGAACAAGACCATTTTTCTGCCTATAGTGATTTTTGGGTAGGTGATGCATTAATTCGTTTTAGAATATCTGTTGTTAAACAAACTGAAAATGTGCTTTTTGGGGCTAGTCTTTATTGTGTAAAATTTGGGGAAAATGAAGATTTCTTGCCAAGATTTTTTGACTATCATTTTTTTATCCCAAAAGAAAACAAAGAAGAGATAAAGAAAAAAATATTTGACTTTGATGATATGCTTATAAGTGGATTTTTTCATATTGTCTGTTCTATTGAGGGGGCAGGTGAATCGCTGCAATATATCAGTATTAAAAAATTAAACATTTATATAAAAAATATCATCTATCACTTTAAGAATATGTGCAAATCAGTAATTGGAAGCTATAACTGTAAAAACTTGAAGGGCGAAGATATAAACTGGGAGAAAGAATTAAATGATTAGAGAAAAAAAAGAAGTTGAATTAAAAAAAGAAAATAAAGACCTTAAATTAAAGATTAATAATCTTAAAAAAGAGGATAGGCTAAAGACAAATTTAATATTTGATTTGAAACAAAAATTATATAAAGAAAATAATTATGATATTCTTTTATCGAATTTAATTATAGGTCTAAATAAGTACATAAGTACTAATGAAAATATTATTAATGAATTGCTGGCTGATAAAAATAATACACTTAAATTCAAAGCTAATAATTTATACAAATATTTTATAAGAAAGTTTTATAAGGATAATAAAAAATGAAAGATGGATCTGATGGTTTTATATGCGGTATTTTAATTATTTCTTTCATTCAAAGTGTTTTTTTAAATATTAAGACTTGTAATATGAGCACAGATATTAATTACTTAAAACAAAAAATAGATGTGATTCAAAAAGAAATGAATGAGCTTAAAAGGGGAATTTGATGACTGCTGAAGAAAAGATTAAAGTTAAAATTAATTATAAAGATTATTATGACATTACTAAAGGATATTTAAAATCGACTTATGAGGATTTAGATAGGTTAGAATGTTGGAAGGAAAGATTAAGGCAAAAATTAGAATCTGAAGGTTTAGATATTGTAAAAAATGATATTTCAACAATAATTTCATTAGAAGCATCTATAAAATCTCATTTTTATGATTTTATGGAACGAAGTGCTGATGATTTACACGATGATTTACAAATAATTAAAAGAGATAAAAAAGCTGAAAAAAAGGGAATAAAATAATGACTGATTCAGATAAAGATATCGCAAATAAAAGATTATTGGAAATAACTTTAAATAAACTTAAATCTTCAATTAATGAGTTAGAGAATTTAAAATGTTGGCATAAAAAATTAAATTATGAGGAAAGTCATATTGAAAATAAAAGCGTTATAAATATTATGATATCAAAGTTAAAGATTGAGTTTTTTGACGAAATTAAAAAAGAATACGAAAAATTATTGTCAGAAAATATCACATATGATCCATTCTGTACAAAAGAAGAGCAAAATAGTAAGGATATAAAGGAAATATTAAGGTGGTTAGATTCTATATCTGGGATTCTGTCACATTTAAAGCTTAGAATTTCTAATTTAGAATTAAGGTAAAGTAAAAACAGGCAAAAACAGGAAAGAGTAGGTAATTAAATGCCAAAATTTGTTAAAGGTGCGCCAAGCCCAAACCCTAGTGGGCGTCCTAAGGGTTCGCTAGATAGAGTTAAGATAAAACCTCTAGAGAAGGTTGCAGCCCTTGGATATGACCCTATTGAGTACCTTGTTTATATTGCTAGATGCGAAGAAGTTAATAAGAAAGGCTGGGCAGTATTTAACGGTAGAGACAGAACAACGGCAGCTTGTGAGATTGCTAATTATTGCTTTGCTAAAATGAAGTCGGTTGAAATATCTGCATCTCAAGATAGTGAAGATAAATTTCAATATTCTGTCAATTTTGAAAGAAAGAAAAATATAGATGCTAACCCATTAAATGCCATCGATAACATACAACGCAACACGGACAGCTGAAGATTTTCACCTTGACTTATCCGAAGTTAAGTTACTGTTCGGTGCAGTAGGTTCAGGTAAATCAGCGGCCTGTTGTGTTGAAATACTTAAACGTATCTTTGAGCAAAAACCAGGCTATGATGGTATTAGATATAGTCGCTGGGCAATATGCCGAAATACTTATTCACAGCTTCGAGAAACGACAATTAAGACATGGAAACATTGGGTTCCAGAGGAACATTTTGGAAAAATTAAATCATCTCCTCCTTTTAACCAAAGAATAAGAATACGTGATATTGACGCAGAGATTTTATTTTTGTCTCTAGACAGTGATGCAGACGAAAGAAAGCTTATGAGTTTAGAGTTAACAGGTATATATTTTAATGAACTGAGATTTATAAGTGAATTTTTGTTTGATGCTGCTTTAAAACGTATACCACGCTATCCATCTGCAAGCATGTGCGATGAAATAACATACCCAGGCGTTATAGCTGATACTAATCCGCCTAACACTTCACATTGGATATACAAAAGGTTTGAATTATCTAAATATCCGAATCATAAAGTATTTAAGTATGTACCTGCAGTTTTAAAAGTAGAAAAAGAAAAATCATTAAATTTTGAAAATGCTATATCTCAAGATGGTACAATTTATATTAATAACCCAGATGCAGATTATATTAATAATTTACCTGATAAAAGTTACTATATAAAGATTGTGAGAAATTCATACGACAAAGACATTAGAATTTATTGCGAAGGCGATTATGGCTCAATAAACAGCAATAAGCTTGTTTACGTTGACTATAATCAAGTTTTGCATGTTAGTGATACTATAAAGTATGAGCCATCACTAGAGCTTGGTTTAGGGTGGGATTTTGGACGAACGCCCGCGTGCGTTATTACTCAAATGACAAATGATGGCGTATTAAAAGTTTTAGACGAGATTTGCGGAGAAGATGTTCAGCTCGATGAATTTATTAAAAGTGTTGTAATACCTAAATTAAATAAAAGTTATTATGGATGGAAAAAAAACTATTATAGTATAGGCGATCCTTCAGGTTCAGCTAAAAATGCATTATCTAATAACTGTTGTTTTGATGTTTTAAGAGAATGTGGGATAATAACAGCTTCATGTGTTACTAACTCAATTGAGCGTAGAATAAGGGCTGTATCATTCTTTTTAAGGAAATTAGTTAAAGGTAAACCAACATTTTTGATAGATAGTGTAAATTGCCCGCAATTAAAGAAGGGTTTTGATGGAGATTATTATTTTAAAGAGATTAAAACTTTTAATGAAACAGGCGATAAGATATACTCAGAAGAGCCAGAAAAGACTATGACAAGCCATCCTCACGATGCATTGCAGTACATATGCGTGTACTATCATAGATTTTATGACCGCAGTGAAGATGCGAGAGGAAGTAATAACAACAATTTTTCTTATGTGATTGCATAAGGTGATTTTATGAAAAAAAGCGAAAAAGTAATTTTAAATAAAATACGTTCTAATATAAGCTATTTACGGAGTCCTGAAAATGAAAGATGAATCTAACGCTATAGAAACACTAAATAATTCACAATCTAAAAGAAAATATAACCGTCGTGATGTTGTTGTTGAAGATAAGCCTCTTGAAATAAAAGAAGTTAATATTGAAGATACAGAAAATAAAAATAATGATGCTATTGATACAATTGAAAGACAGAGAACTATTGAAAATTTGAAATCTATAGGAGTATTAAATGTAGATAACTTAACTACAAATGAATTAATTGCTAAGTTAAATGAGAGTTTATTAGAAGAAAGACAAAAACGCGTAGATTTAGAGGTAAGTAAAGATTTATCTGTCATAAACCAATATCGTACGAATAACAACAATTTAAAAGATAAAGATTTTATATTGAGATTGTATCAAATGTCTATGCCTGGCGTTTGTTTGCCGGCTTTTACTGATGAAGATGCTCAATTAACAGATAAGCAATTATTTAATAAAGCTGATGAGAAAGGAATGAAGCAAGAAACTGATCCATCAGATTTTTACAAAAATAGAATGATAAGAAAAAAGAAAGTTTTTAATAAGAATTCAGAAGAAGAATATAGACGATTTTTAGAAAGCTAATAAAATTAAATAAATATTATATATGTATCAGAGTATAGAAGATAAAATTAATGCTTGGCAAACCGACTATCAATATAATGATGATCGTGGTAAACATTTTGTTGATTTTGTATTAGCCGGTAATCAATGGAAATCAGATACGAAAGCTTTACGCACGGCTAGAAATAAAGAATCTTTAGTATTTAATAGAACAAAAAATATCGTAAGACAAGTCGTAAGACAAATAAAAGAGCTTGATTATTCACTTACCGCCGTCCCATTAAACCATGAAACGCAAGAAGATACTCAAGCCTCAAATATTGCTAGTCTTTTTCTACAGCACATATTGCTAGGAAATGATGTTATTAGAAATAATAAGATATGCTCAGAAAAAGCTATATATTATGGTTATTCATTTTTGCTTGTAACTTTTAAAAGAGAAAATGAAGAGAACTTAAATCAGATACCAACTACTAGATTTTATAATGACCCTTCTTCAGGATTTTGGGATTTAACAGCAAATCATCCTTGTAAAATTGACGGAGAATATTGCGGTATAAAAAGTACAGTTTCACGTAGAAAGCTTTTAAATAAATATGGCAATAATATATTTTCTAAGGGTATAGAAATAAAAGATAATGATAATATTGTTATTGATTATTGGTTTAGAGAATATGAAACTGAAAATTATATTTTACTTAAAAATGGTACATATAAAAGAGAAGATTTATTAACAGATGATGATAAATCTAATCTAATGAAAGAAATAGACCTTAAGAAATATGAAAAAAAAAACGAGATTAAAGATGGAACTATAGAATTAACTCAGAAAAGAAGAGGCGATAAAAAGATATATTTCATAAGGTTCTTAAATGGAGAAATTCTAGAAGACAAAAAGATTTACCCTACAAAAGATTTACCCTTAATTTATTATCATGCATTGACGTATTGGAGCGACAAATCAAAGAAATTTTTTACATTGCCATTTGCGCATCACTTAGAAGATCCTCAACGAGCTTATAACTATAAGCAATCACAAATTGCAACTCTTTCAAAAAGCGCAACAGATGATAAATTTTTCATACAAAAAACCTCAAAATTAAATAGAGAAGAAAAACTATTATTTGAGAAAATAAACGAAATGGGTGGAGCGTTTCCGGTTGATGACGTTAACGCTATTAAGCAAGTTCAATGCACTCAAATATCGCCAACATTGATAGAGGCCACAAGAGATTCTAAATCTGATTTAGATGAGCTTTTCGGAATTCAAGCAGATATACAAAATGCAAACAATGTTTATTTATCTGATAGAGCAATACAAAGAATAACAAATATTCAAGATTCGCTAAATATAGATATTCAAGACAAACATATAGAGTTTGTTGATACTGTAGCCGAAATTATTGCGCAAATGATTCCAAAAATTATTACGCAAGAAAGAATAATAATGGTAAAGAATCATGACGGAAGCGGTGAGACGATTATAGTCAATGAGACTTTGCCAAGCGGAGAAATTAGAAATAACGTTAAAGATATTACAAATAAGTTTAAATATGATATCAAAGCTGGCGCAAGCAGAACAATGCAAAACGAAACAACAGCTAAATATCTTAGAGACGCTTATCAAATAAATCCTTTATTGCTAGACACGACAAAAGATATTTATTTCAGAGTATTAGATACGCCATATGCTGGAGAATTAGAAAGACGCGCAAAAGCTAGTATGGACAAGAACTTAATAGATTTTTCTCAAGGAAGAATAACAGATAAAGAATATCAGGAAAAAATTGAAAGTAATCAAAAAGCGCAATTACAAAATCAGATCCATATGCAAAACGCTGATCCTAAAATACAAGCTATGATGACTGTTGCAAATGCACAAGCTAAGCGGGTTGATATTCAAGAACAGGATTCTATTACTAAACGCAAGGATTCAATTGTAAAAGAATCACATGAAAATGATAAGCTTATTATTGCAGGAATTGAGATATTAATGCGACAACATAATATGAATAGTCAGCAGATTTTAGCATATTTAAATCATCAAATGGAATCTAATAAGCAAGATTTTTATAGATATCAGACTATTAAAAATCAGCAAGAACAACAGAATATTGCGCCACAACAGCAAGAACAACAACAGGGAATAATGTCTAATGAATTAGAAAAAGGCGGTATTAATAGTGAATATATGCCGCCAGCTTATCAAGATAATCAAGATAATTCAAATCCTGTTCAAGATTCTCAAAACCTATCAGGCGTTATTAATGCCTAGAGAAAAATTAGACAAAGATTATATAGGCTTACCTATAAATAAAGGCAATTTACCAGATTTTGAGCCTAGACTTGGTTACGCTAAACTTAAAAACTTTTTTGTAGGTAAATCAGGTTACGATTATTCAACGCCAGACCTTGAAGAATTAATAAAAGGTTCGCCTATTAAAAATGTACGGGCTATATTTGAATCATCTTATGGTATCGGTTCATATATAATAGTCACTGATGATTCTATAGAACAAATAAAAAAAGATGGTACATTTAATATTTTGAAATCTATTAAAAATACTGGCGAGCCTGTACAAATAGCAGAGGATAATCAAAACGAAGTAGGTATTGTTGACGGTAAAAGCTTTTATGTTTTTGAACAACGAACAAATACTGTATTAAAAATTAATGAAAGTAACGGATTTTATTTTAATTCTCCTATATCTATCGTTGTTATTAATGGGATAACGATAATTTTAGACAAGGATACTAAATCATGGGGAATAAGCCTAGCTAACAATATGAAGCAATTTGACCCACTTGCAACGGTTGCGCAATTGGGAGATGGACTTAAATCACCTGTTTCTTTAGCTTCTTTAGGCAACAATCTGTATATTTTCGGAACTAACGGTATTGAGCGTTGGGTTCCTACGTTATCAAATAATATATTATCTTTCCCTTTTTCTAAGGATACAAATTTTAGGAGAGACATAGGAGCAATATGCACAAGTTCGGTTATAAAAGGTTTTGATAAGATATATTTTTTATCTTCACAGTTTACGCCGACATCTTTATCTATAGAGGGCGGCATATCATCAGTAGGACAATCTGATGCTATAGAGGGTATATCTAAGATATTAAGTAGTTATGAAGACGCTAATCAAGTAAACGCATCGTTTTATACATATATCGGTTATTATTTTTATTCTTTAACATTTAAAAGAAGTAATGTTAATTGGACATATTGCGAGAACAGTAATACATGGGCTTTTAATGATGATAATATCATCTCATCTGTACAAAGCGGTGATGTAGTCGCTACTAAAAATGGAATTTATAGACTTGTAAAACCTGGTAAATTGAATAAGTACCGTTATGTAATAACTCAAAGAATAGTAAATGATATTAGCTTAAATACTTATAGGATTTTGATACAAGGCTGTAAACTTAGACTTGTTCAAGGTTTAGCGCAAAATACAGAACCACAATATATAGAACTTTCATTATCAAGAGATGGGCAAAGCTTTAGTAATATTCTTAAAAGACAAATAGGATTAACAGGAGAAAGAAACTATATAACTAAATGGGTTTTTAACACATCTGGACAGCAATTTTTTATAAAGATTGCTTATTATGGGAGCTTAAATTTAAGTTTAGAGGATTTATCAATATTAATTAGGTGAGGATAATATGTCAATGAATGAAAATGAAAATGATGAAAAAGATATAAATGATTTTAACAAAGAAGATTTATCTGAAAGTTATAAAATGCAGCTTGCAAAAAATAAAGAAAAACTAGAAAAAGAAAAACAAAAAAACAGTAAATATGAAGAGGAAATTAGTGAATTAAAGAAAAGAGTAGAGAAGGGTAATGCTACACAAGAAGAAGAAAAAAAATATTATTCTGGCGAAAAAATGCAAGAGGATGCTCACAAAAACATGCCTCATGGAATAACTCCAGAACAGTTAGACATTATTTTAAAGGCTCAAAATAGTATTAATTTATATGATTCAGATCTTAAAAATGCTATTGAAAAAGATAATGAAATGAGAGATTTAGTATCTAAAAATCAGCGCGTATTTAATGATAAAGAAGCTTTGCTGATCTCTTCATTTGAAAAGAGTGAAGAAAAAATTAGGATTACAAAAGAATTATTAAAAGATCCAGATAAACTTGAAATTTTTAAAATTGCAGCCCAGCTAAATGATGATGGGCAATCAGCATTTAATTATTTAAATAGACTAAATGATAAATTAAATAAAACTAAATCTCCTGTTGGGCCGTCTGAATATGTAGAATCACCAGATATTCACGGAACAAATGATAATGATATGTATGATTATTATGAGGATAGATTTGGCGTAAAAACTAATAGAAAATAGTTATTGACATTTATTATTTTTTATGAAAATATAACAAAATATGCGAAGTCGGCCTTGGACTATATCAGGCGTGTTTAAGTAAAAAAACTTAAACCGGTCTCTGCAAGACGGTAAATATGCGAAGTCGGCCTTGGACTATATCAGGCGTGTTTAAGTAAAAAAACTTAAACCGGTCTCTGCAAGACGGTAAATATGCGATAAAAAAATCACATTTTTTTGTGATGGAATCTATCAAATTAATTTTACCGTCAGGAGATGCTAAGGTATGGCAGGCGAGAACGTTTTGGGTTTTGTAAATGGTATAGCAGAGCTTGGGTCTAGATTTTTTGAGTTTATTGACCCTCTAATCGCTTATGCAAGTCAAGATTATCTAGGCGCATTTAAGATGCAGCGTACAGCAAACGGTGCTGTAGTCTTTATTAAAGAACCAGGATATCCAACGATAGATATAGGTTTGTATAGTGCTCCTAAACCTGTCGATGACTATATGATTCCCTTTAGAATAACTGAAGAGGATGTATATAGCGCTAGTTTTGCCGCTAATATTCTTGAGGAAATGTTTGATATTACCGGTGGGGCTAAAGCATTTAATCGTCGTGATGCAGGCAGAGGAATAGATAACTATCTTTTTCCCAGTTTTCAATCTATCGCAGCCGCAGTATCAGCTAAGGTTGTTGATCGTCTAAAATGTTATTCATATTTAACCCCTATTGATACCGTAGATAAGTTAGATGCGCTTAGTTCTTTTTCAATTGTTAATACTGCTGCTTCTATGGCTTCCCGTTTATCGCTTCCAACAATGAGAGCTTTTGCATTAAATAGCCAAGATGGCATACAAGTAGCAAATAGTATGCAAAATAATTTCAATAGCACAATTAATAAAAATGTTACAAACACGGGTTGGGTAGGAAATAAAGACAAAGCAAATCTTGCGGGCATGGATTGTTTTGTGTCTAACTCATTGGGCGAGCATATAGCCGGTCCTTTAAGTTACGATAAATATAGGAATTCTGGCGTTCCTATACCTCTTACTATTTCTAACGTTTCTGATGATGGAACACAGATTACTATTTCAGGCGCGCCCGCTAATACAACAAAGTTAGCATTTGCCGGTGATAAATTCTCATGTGAAAGCGTAAAAGTATTTGATAAATTGACAAAAAGAGAAACAAATTACAAATTTACTTTTAATGCAGTTAATGATGCTTACGGAGACGGTGCTGGAAATGTAAGAATTACAGTTCAGCGTCCTTTAAGGATTACTGGTTATCAGAGAAATATTAACGTAATGCCAGCTATTGGAGCACAAGTTAAAGTTTATCCTGATAGAAATTTAAATTTTATTTTAACTAGAGGCGGACTTCAAATTGTTCCTCTTATGCCGCCAGATATTCAAGGTTCTAAGAATTCATCTGCTGTTAATAGCGGTAATAAAAAAATGTCATTCCCAGTTAAAGCTTATGCTCACGGTGATCAGAGAAATTTAATTAATGAGTATCGATTTACGGGAATTATGGGCTCACTTGTGTTAAGTGACTATGTTATCGAAGTACCAACAGCTGCTCGATAAGGAATATATTATATGACTATTCTTAGCCCATATGACAACAATTATTTAACTTCTGCAATGTTGGCTCAAAGCCTTCAAGAAGGAATCCCGCTACAACTAAACACATCAGCAATAGAGGCGGTAGTAGATAACGCGCCTGTTGTTCGTACAGCAGGTTATGGCGTTGCATATCTTCAAGGGGCTTTTAAAATTAAGGCTTCTAGTTTATCTACAGAAACCATAGTCGCTACGTTGCCTAATAATTTCATTGTTTTAAATGATTCTTTATATAAAGTTTCATTTGTAAGTAGTGGCGGTAATGTTTACGCAGAGAATTACTTAAAGATAAGCTCAAGTCCTGGAGTTATAGATAATGTTCAAATAAGTGATGGTGGTACTTATACGAATATACCTACAATTACAGCCTCAGGCAATGGTTCTGGGGCAGTGCTTTCTGCTGTAATGGGGGCGAAAAATATTACTGTTGCAACCCCTCAATCGGGGAACGGTAATTATTTGCCAGGCGATAATATATTAGCTACTGGCGGCGTTTCATTAGATGTTTTATCTACTCAGGTCTCCTCAGCAACAATAACAGCTGGTGGTATAGGTGGAATTAATGGAACGCAAACCGTTACTGGAACAACAGGATCAGGGCCGACTTTTACTGCTTCTGTTATCGTTTCAGGAGGTTCTATTAGTTCAATAGTTTCTATAACTTCAGGCGGAAATTATACTTATAACCCTCTTGATTTAATTAATGAACCTGTATCAGGAGCGGGGCTTATTGGAGCTAAGCTTAATGTAAAAATGGGCATTAAAAATTTCAGAGTTTTATCAGGTGGCGGTTTTTCTTCTTTGCCTACAAACCCTATTACGCAAACTTCAACTAGCGGTAAAGGCACAGGGGCAACATTTAATATTACAAATTATTATCTTAAATCCGTTAATGTCACTAATCCAGGATTGGGATATGACAAATCAACTGTGATAACTGTATCTGGTTCAGGTGGAGCTGTCGCATATACAATTATTGATACTAATAAACCGGCAGCATTAAAAATTTTAAACCAGACAAGTTTAGGACAAACATATTATTTAAATAGTGTGATTGTTATTCTAAAACTTATAAAAGTTTAATTTTTTTATGGGTAAAAATTTATGTCTAAAGAAGCGAATGTTCTTAAAATTGTTACTGATGCAATATATAAAACAGGGATGCAGGATAGGAGTTTAGATAAAACTTTAACTCAGGTTCCTTTAGAGTTTGCATTAGATGAGCTTAATAAGCTTTTAGACAGCTGGAGAGATAAAATCCCTTTTGATACAAAAATTGAATTTAACAGTGCTTCAGATTTAGAACAGACTAAATTTGTTAGCATTTCTAGCATAAACTATATTTACGGTCAATCAATTTCATATCCGCTTAGAGCTGTTTCATTATCAGAATTTAGCGCATTGAATAATGTTCTTAATATTATAAGTATACCTTCAATATATTACTTTGATTTACTAACGCAAAATATTGAAATTTATCCTAGGACATTCAATGATTCAGGAAGATTTATTGTTAATGGGAGATTATCTCAGATAAATCTTGGTTTAGAAGATAAAATACCCGCTAATATGCCGTTATTTATGCAAGACGCTGTAGTATGGGAGCTCGCTTTTAGGATAGCCGCAGAATATAACTTGTCTTGGAGCGAATTGAAAATTAAAGCGTATCAGAATGCGATAGATAGGTTAGATTCAATGAATTACATTGATATTAAAATAGATAGACAGCCTTTATTTGGAGGCGATAATAATTATGGAACAGATTTTAATACAATTCGCTATTTAGGAGTTATATAATGAAAAACATTGTTCCTCTAAACATACCAAAATCTCCATCATCAAAAGATATAGATTCAATACATAGATATCTAAATGATTTACATTTATTTTTAGTTTCTCACTTCCAAAATGGTACAGGCACGCCTTCTTTTACGCAAGAGCAATTAGACAATATTAAAGAGCCAGAAAATGCATTAAAAATATTTGGCAATGCTACTACAGGAAGATTAAATTGTTCTATTTTAGTAGATGGTAAGCCTGTCATTAAAGAAATAGCGACGGTGCCATAATGGATTTAGGTGGTTTACTTAGCCCAGTCACATCTTTCCTTGGAATTGGTGGAGATAATAGCGATTATTCTGATGCTGCTCAAGAATATCAGAAAAGAGTAAATCAAAACGCACAGATATATAACCCATATATTGATCGTGGCAATAAATCAGGCGATCTTTTACTTAATCAATCAGATATAAACGTAAAAAACCCCAATTTTCTTCAAGATAGAATATCAGCAGGTTTTAATTTATCGCCTTATTATAATTTTATCTTAAATCATACAAAAAATATGATGGATTACAATGCTGCATCAAATGGCATGATGAGTAATGGCAATTATCAATTGAGGCTTGGAGACACATTACAAAAGCTTATTGGTCAATTTTCAGATAATTATATTAATAGAGGATTAGACACCTATAAAACGGGAATTAATGGACTTTCAAACCAAAATTTAATGGGGTTTAATTCTGTAAACAATAAATTTAATGCGATTAATGACGCAGATGCAGCGATATTAAAAGGCGATATCATGCAAACAAACGCAAATAGAGAAGATTCAGGAGGATTATTAGGATTATTAGGCGCAGGGGCAGGGTACTTTTTTGGCGGTATGCCTGGCGCGCTTATGGGTAGTAAAATACTGGGCGGCGGAGGCGGCACAATCAATCTTTATTCAGGCGGTAGATAATGGCTAGAGAAATGCCTACACAAACTGTCAGCCCTCTTTTAACTGCTATAAAAACTTTTGGCAATGTTCAAGAATTATTTTCTAATCAATATAGAAATAAAGGATTGCAATTACTAAATGCAATAAATTCAAATAATCTTAATATCTCAAATCAAACAATGGATGATTTGATAAGAGCGACTAATATTAAAAATCAAACTGATCAGAAATATATACCTTTAGATGCTGAAGCAGAATTAAGAAAAAAGCAGGCAGATATTACAGAAATACAGGCACGTACAGGAGCAAGTAGAGCGCAAGCTAATGAGATAATGTCTTTATTGCCTTATCGAATTTCTCAAATTAAAGCTCAAAATCAAAAATATCAAAATGATTTAGATCCTATCTATAATACGCGAAAAATGATTGAAGCATATAAGAACGCGCCTGAAGGCTCGGAAGAAAAAAATATATTAATGGGTCTTATTGATAAAGAGATAGGTAATACAGGGCTTATGGCGTTGGGTTTTTTACCAGGAAACGGGCGCGCTAGTTTCGGCGGCGTTTCAAGTGGCGTAAGTCGTGGCGCGCCTAGGCAAACTATATCTTATGATCAAGAAGGTAGACCATTAATACGAGAGCTTCCCACAACTGCAGCTGCAACACAAGCTCAAAATCGTTTAGCGGCACATGCTGAGCTTGAAAAATTACAAAAAGTTTATAATGATTCTCTGAATGTTTACGGAAAAAATTACGGAAGTTTCAAATTATTAGGCGATATAATTGGCTCGCGATTTAATGAGAATATATCAACTAATAGATTAAAAAATTACGCTACCGGCATTAATTTCCTACCAGAAATTGCAAGTATAGCAGCTAGACAGGCAACAGGCGGCGTTCCTGGCGAAGCAACCATTAGAGACTATCAAAATATGTTCTCAAAGGCTGCTCCTTTAGAGTTTCTAAATAAACTTTTGCCAGGAAATGTTAAGGATTATGCATTAAACCAATTTTTACCTATACAAAATAAAGCAATCGGATCAGCTGTTGAGCAAGAACGATTAGGATTTCCAACATATTACGGAGATACAAGTATTGCGCAACCTCAACAACAAAGACAAAAAAACTTTTTAAGCAAAAATACAGATATTCCTGCGCCCGCTCAATCAAGTAATAACAGAAATTTAACTAAGCCTAATTTAGGCAGATTAAGTTCACCTAATTCTTTTAATTCAACAGAAGAAGCTAGGGAATATTTTAGTAATCTTAGTCCATATCAGCAAAAATTATTTTTATATGAATTTTTTGGAGTAAATACCAAATGACATATACTCCAAAACTAGAAGATTTTCAAGACCTAATAAAACCGCCAGATAGCCAAAATTCAGGAGGCTATATACCAAAACTAGAAGATTTTGAAGATATTGCCCCAAAAGGGATGATAGATAGCATTAGAGAAGAAAGAAATAAAGCTAACAATCAATTTTCTAACAATGATAAGTTCTCATTTTTAAAAAATTTAAATAACAGACTTTTAGCTCCTGCTATAACTTTAAGAGATATTTCTAATTTTGGTAAACATGCTTTTGCAGATGTTTCAGATTTAGGAAGAGACGTTATTAATATACCTAGCGGTTTGTTAAGAACTGTTGGCGTTAATGTTCCTAATATTGAGGATAATAATATTGACTATTATAAAAACCTGGGTATTCAAAAGAACGGATGGGATAGCTTAGCTAAATTTATCGCGACTTCTAATCCTTTATCTAGAGGAATTAAAGCCGCAGGAC